TAGGTGAATGTTTTTACGGTCACAGAAGTTCATGTCATCCCAGGCTTTAAAGTCAATAAACTCTGCCTGCTTGTCTGGGTGGAATTCTTGTGCCAATTTCTTAACACCATAATCATCACCGTACTGGATCAATGTGCGCCATACTAACCAAAGGGCTTCTTTAAGTCCTTCTGCGGCATTACGAATTGTATTATCCTGAATAATCTGGTTAGGAGTTAAGGCAAGTTGTAGTTTGATGCCCGAATTACCAGCCGCCATAACTTCTGGATTGAATACATCTTGTGGAGTAGTCATACCAATCATAGCCATGGTATCTTGTTGGATACGGTTCATGGCAACTTCAAGGAATTGCAAGTTACCTGCGGGTGCTGGCATTGGAAAAATATCTTTGCTTGGGTCAAACTTTGAATCTAAAATAAAGATTGCAGCCTCACCGTCCTGCATCATTTCAAAGTCAACACGGTCTGGTTTAACACCAATACGGGGCGTGGCAGTTAACAATCCTAACTGAATTTCAGCACGAGCAGCCGCAGTATTGTATTCCTGCATTGGGATTACGCTTTCAGCAATACTCATTCCATAGAAATTTCCAGGTAGAGGCTTGGGACACATATTAGCAACAGGAATAAACTCAACTTCCCTTGCACTGATGATGTAACTGCCACTATAGATTAACTCAACTAATTCTAATTCGCCATCACCGTCAATATCATACTTGTTCCAAACAGTAACGATTGAAACTTGTCTGCTATCTGGGTCTGCACTTGCCGCACTTGATACAGGGATACCCATAACAGGCACCGAATCACGGGCATGAATAGCCAAGTTGTTTAAGACTGAACCTGCTTGATAAGCACCGTTCATGTTGTATTCTGCGTATTCACGGAATGCTTCTAAGTTATCACTGATGCCTGGATATAATTCCGTGGCTTCCTGTATAGTCATTGGGTCGTAATACCCGCAGAATGGTTGATCTTTCATCTCTGGCACAGTAGGATCACAAATCCAATAATGCTGTGCAATAGGATGGAATTTAATGTTAATCATATAGCCAGTAAGTTTATACTTGGCTCGGTAAATTGTGTTGCGTCTAATGGCTTCGTCTAATATATCTTTTTGACTGCCAGTATATTCTGCCATTAAGGTTTGCTCATCGACACCTAGAGGATTTTCCTGCTCGTCTGGTAAGTCCTTAAAACTTTCCATTGTTTTAGACAACAAGTCTTGTGCAAATGCCATTTGGTTTTCGCCAAGTACTGTTTTAACTTCTTCCATGACTTTCATCATGTCTACAGTTAAACGTCTACGGCTTTGACGAAGCGCAGTTAAACCACTTTCAGCCGCCTGTAGTTCAAATGCTTTTAGTTGTTCTAATGTGCCTTCAGTTTCAATATAACGGGTAATCTGTTCACGCACAGGCTTAACCATCATCATGCCGTTTTTGTGCATGTTGGCATCCATAATCCAGCGTTCTAGGATAAAGTGCGGGTCATTCATATTGTTGACCACTTTACTGACCATGCTACTGGCTTGGCGTGCGGCAGTTTCATCTGCTTCTGTGTCTGCTACAAATTCAAAGTTAATTTCGCCATTGGGCATAAGTCCTTTGGCAATAACTGCGGTAGCATAGTCTACGCAAGGTTTTACACTTGGGTGAATATAGTCAATACCGTTAACGGGTGCAGTACTGTCTGTGACCGCAAGGCATAGGTAATGGTAATCGCTGGCTCTGTTAACAGCGTTTTTTGTGCCCAAATAACGTAGGTAAGATGCCATTTTGACATCCATTTGGTTTTTCATCCTGACAAAAGTAGCATTAATTTTCTTGTTTTGATTAATGTCACTGACAGGAATATGTTTTATATCTAGCATGGATTAGAACCCTTTTATATCTTATTATTTAGCCTATTTTAATGCAGGGTTATGATGCGAGGACGATTCAATTCTTCCTGCATATCACAAGCCATACATTGGTGTTCTTTGGCATCTTCCACCATCATTTCCACTATGGTAAACTGCTTGTCCAAACTTGCCATAATTTCAGCATAGGCTTTGGCATGTGGCTCACATAGTATCGTTGCGGCATCTTCTACAACCACGATAAACAGGGGTTTTTCTGTATTTTCTTCTTTTTCCATATTATTGTCCTGGGTTCATAACCTGCTTCCAAGCGGGTTTATTACTGTCATCCTTGCGAACATATCTATCTCGCTGTGCCATCATTCGCTGTTGCGGAGTTCTGTTATCCCACGGCTCGGCAATTCCTTGCAAACAAGCCAATAATGCGTAGCGGCAACTGTCAATACAATCGTCAGGATCACTAAATCTGCCTTTTTCATCTACGAAATAATTTTGTGCTTCATTTAAAAAATGGGTGCAGTTTTCGTTTATCATTAAACTACCAACTTCCATCATCTGTCGCATCTGGTTAATGCCATAGGCTTTGTGATTGGTCTGTCTGCCCTGTGGGTCAGGAGGATTCATAATTGCTCGTTCATAAACATTAAGTTCATAACCTTCAAACAATTCCCTGATACTGGCACTACTCATGGTGTATCTGCCAGCAGTATTTGCGTCAGCAGGTAACACAATAGGAGTACCAAACACTTCAGGACGAAGTAAGTGGTTAATATACTGAGTTGGAACAGCCTCATCCGTTCCCTGCACCACAATCTGTTTATGTAACCAAGCAGTCTTTTCAAAAGGTTCCCAATACATCAAACTAATAACAGTCTTGTCATTAACCAAGCCCAAATCAAGCGCAATAACACGGTGTAAGTTTTGCATTTCTGCAAACTTGTAATCGCCTGTTTTATAGACTGGGAAACTATTTAACTGGAATACAGCACCTTTACCCATAACTGGTTTACCAGCAATACGGGCTTCTCGCTCATGCGGCAAGTAATCTTTTTCCAGTTGTCGTCTGGTAGACATTAATAAGAATGCCTGACCCCACGGATCATATTCTGGCACATCATCCCATGACACACGAATATACTCATAACCTTCTTCTCGGTTCCAAAACTTTGACACCAATCCGTTTAGACCTTTTAGGGGCGTAAACGAACAAAGCACCTTACCCTGTGTAGTAGCAGTACGGGTAACGATCTCACTGAAAAAGTCATCTGGTGGCTGCTCGTCAAACACAGCCAAATTAAGTTTGAAACCTTGTAATTGTCTGACCTCTTGTGTATAATTGGCAAACAAGAGATAACTGTTACCACCTGATTTATGGCGTATCTCAACACCGATACAGTTAGCACCATCGTTACGCATAGTGTCAACAACAATGCAATCACGAGGTATTGCACCAGTTCCCAAATTTTCTGCAATCTTAACATCTTGTGTGCCTAATAATTCTTGTTGTAATACCAATGCTACCTGCGACCAACCCTCACCAGCAACCATGCAGGTAATAGGCTTGTCAAATTTAAAGCCATTCCACCACTCTGGATATTGCCCAGTTAGGTGCATGGCTGTTTCATAACAAGTTGACACAGTTTTACCAATACGGTTAGCCGCCAATATGCCTCTACGCTCACTAGAACCTGTGGCAAAGAATTTTAACTGATGCTCAAAAGGGCGAAAATATTTCAACTGGTTATATCGCATGTCATCTGCGACTGTGATAGCCAAGTCTTGTAACTGTGCTTTTAAAGGACCAGGAATTGTTGTCAGTGCGTCAACTGTAAGATTATTAGTATCTAAACTATAACGCAGGGCACGAGCCATTAATATTTCAGTGCCTAGCATGTTATTCTCCTGTTGGATACTGTCTGTTTATATCACTTAATAAATGTAAGGCTGTAGCCATATCACGGATTTCTTCCGCTGTGGCTGTCCAAGTTTCAGGATTACTAATATCTTGCGGAGTATTAGTCAGCATCTTATGTAAGCGTTCTGCTGTTAAGCGCATACAATGCTCTACCTGTCCAGGAAAGCGTTGTTTAAACGCTTCCCTGTGTGCGGCATTTACTTTTTGTAATATCACAGTATCCCTAGCAAGGCGATGTTGCTGTGCTTGGTCAATGATAGAACGTTTAGTATCTTCCATTATCAGTTGGTATCCCAAACATTAGTCAAGACATTTTCGCCTAGTGTGATAAAGTCACGGTCAATCCATGTATCCCATTGGTTACTGCTGTTAACTTTAAAACTTTGCATTAGGGCACGAAGTTTTCTGCCTTGTGGAGTTAATGTACCATCACTGCGAACAATAGTTTGTTCACCACTTCTGGGATCAACCCATTTGATAATCTCTGGACGCTCTCTGCCATACTTGTCCAACTTCATACCATGTGGGCGTTGGTCAACTGGTCCAACGATTTCATAACTGATTTCACCAGTTTTGTATTTGCGGAAATACACTGAAATTTTCTTATCCTGCATACGACTTTCAAAATCTGTATGAGGAATAGCATTACTGACAAATATGTTTTGCAGTTCTTTGCGATCTGGTAACTGTTTGTCACGCTCTGGTGGGTCTTTTAAATCTTCTACTGGCACTAGTTCTGTGCGGTCAATATAAGGGTTTTCATTACCAATAAATTTACTATCAACTTCTAAGCCATTTAATACATCCATGGCTACTTGATATTTTAACTTGTTGGCTCTGCCTTTTAAGTTTAGGACAATCCCAGTTTCATCAAATACAAATCTTTCCAGTTCTTTCGCCGTGGGAAAGTCGGTCATTAGACCGTCCATGTCATATTCTGCGTTACTGATGCTTTGGGGTTTTTGTGGCGCTGTTACTCGTTCAACAGGCTGTTCTGTAACTTCTGGTTGTGTGGGCGCTTCGTCCCATACATTTTCTTCCTGCTTGTTAGCGGGTGCATTCTTTTTCATATCTATACCTTTCTATACTATAAAATGCTAATGGACAGCATAGTGCTGTCCATTTTATTTAGTGT